AAAGCAAACAAATCAAAATATATGTGGAAGTGATACAATAACACTACATATCGCATTAGAGGGAATTGATGGTGTTGGCAAAACAACCCAAGTTGAAAGATTAGTGGATTTCTTCCAGCATAAAGATTACAAAGTCCGTAAAGCACAACAACCAGTATGCAATGAAATAATCGATATATTAAATAATTACAATTTAACCAACCATGAAATTGCATTACTAATGGCATTTGACCGTAGTTTAACATATTATGGTGAAAATTGGAACGAATATGATATTGTAATATGGGACAGAAGCATATTATCAAGTTATGCTTATAATACTGATGATAATACACCACGAATATTCATTAAGCAAATTAACCGGTATTTTCCGGAAATGGATTTGTACATCATAATAAATAATGATACAATCATGGAAGAACAAGATTACACCAATAGTGGTAAAATAATTGAAAAATACGGATACTTATCCCAAAATTACAACAACACCGTATACACCGAATACCTACTGGATAAACCGGAACAAATGACAGAAAACATAACCAAACTAATATTTGACAATCTACCAAGATGCCAATGGTGTGGCAGACTATTTACACCAACACAAAAACACAGAAAATACTGTACACAAAAATGCAGTAAATACAGCTTGGAGGAACAATACCGTACTAACAACCGTAATTATTATCATCGTTATAAAGATGTGATGAGTGAAAGACAAAAAGGAGGTCTTGGAAGTAAAGGTGCAAATTTGCATGGTTCAGCAGACCCAAATCCGTTCGCAGAATTGGAGAAAGTCCGTAGAGGCAAAAAGGCATTAGGATTAAAACCAATTCAATAATATCATATAATTAAAATTTAATAAAATAAATTTGTATTTATTAGAGTATAATAATGAAAAGGGTTAATCATGTATAGTAAAATGCACCAAAACAAAAATGCATTTAAACTCGTTGTAAACTTAAAATGGGTTAAATGTCCAGTATGCAAGAAAAACATAGCATTAGAAAAAGTAGATGGTGAATTACTATGCGAATGTGGTTATGTATACCAAACCAGTTACAATTATGTGGCTGGAATACGAATAAACACAGATTTATCCTTTAAAGTTAAAAAAATAAAAAAAGAAGAGAGTTGATTAAAACATGAAATATTTAGAATTTAGAAACATAAGTACAATATTAACCAGTATATTTTTAACAATATTTGGATTATTAATAGGTTATGCAACCAGCAAAGGATTACACCTACCGTTCACAGCAGAAACTGCAACCACAGTAACTGTTGGAGTAATATTATTCGTATTCAGTTATTTTAATGCAAAACATCAAAATAACTTATTCGATGAGGAAACCGATACAATATACATACCAATAGACAACCTAAATGACAATCAAATAACAGCAATAAACAATTTCATCGAAAAAGCAATAGAAACAAATCTAAAACACGAAAACAAAGAAATGACACTTGATTTAAATGACAAAGAATGATGAACACGAAAACGAAATCATAGACATTGACCCAGCAAGTGAATACGAAAAAGGTGATAAAGATGGGTGAAAAGGTTTATGATTGTATGCATGAGGAATTATTACAAAACCATTCATTACAAATAAACGACCTAAAAAACGAATTAGGTTATAAAAAAGAAAGGTTAGATGATTTAAAGGAAGATAACAGAAGAATGGAAGAAAAAATAGATGAAATTAAAGACTGTGTAAACCAAATAATCATAGCATCAAAAGATGGTGATAATGAACTGGAAGCAAGATTAATTGCAATTGAAACCGAACAGAAAAATTTAAACCAAAAAATCGATGATAACAAAAAAGACCATGATAAAGAAATCGACCAAAGGTTCACAAGAATTGGTTTAATTTTAACCGGCATAAGTGTTGCAATTGGTATAATATTCCATTTCATATAAAAACAAAAACAAAGGAGCGACCAAACTTGAATATATATAAATCGTTTTATAAAACAGTGGCTGGTGGTGAGGGTGAACGATGTGTTTATCCGACCCGTTTGGATTTGTATGGTAAAGGTTGTTACTATAACTGCAAATACTGTTATGCAAAACAAGTATTAAATTTCCGTAAATTATGGCAACCCGCTGATGTTGGTGTTGCACCAATAATGCAAGTTTATCGAACTATAAATAAAATTCCAGCTGGAAGTGTAGTCCGTTTAGGTGGCATGACAGATTGCTTCCAACCAATCGAAACCAAATACCATAATACTTATAATGCTATACGGGCTTTAAATAAGCGAGGAATACATTATTTAATTGTTACTAAATCTGATTTAATTATTACGGATAAGTATTTGGAAGTTTTAGACCATGATTTAGCACATATTCAAGTCAGCATACCATCAACCAGTGATGATGTATTAAGTGCAACGGATAATGCACCAGCATATATTCGGAGAAAAATTACTGTTGAAACATTACATGAAGCTGGTTTTGATGTTAGTTTAAGATTATCACCATTCCTTTTTGATACAGCAGATTTCGATGAATTAAACAGCATTAAAGTCGATAAATGTTTAATTGAGTTTTTACGGACAAAACCAAGTCTTGAAAAAGAATTAAAAGACTTTATTGATTTTAAAGAATACACTGTTAAAGAAGGAGGATACCGGCATTTACCATTAACCAAAAAAATAGAAATACTTGATAAATTAACTTTTAAAGAAATGACCATATGCGATGATGTACAAGAACATTATGAGTATTTTAAAAACAATTTTAATCATAATCCAAATGACTGCTGTAATTTAACAATAAACGGAGGAAAAAATTTATGCAAATAAAAGATTTAATGGATTTAACATTACGAGAAGTAATCGAAAATTATGTTAGTGTACAAAGCTTGGAATGTGGTTACACTTACGGCATCTGCACCAGCGAAGATGCCAAAAAAATATTCAAGAAATACAATGTAAATGAAGAATATCCGGAAGCATTCCATGTGGATAACCTAATAGATGATGAATTACTGTTAGATGACACAGACCCAATACTAACATACGAAAAATTAGAAAAAATAATAAAAAACTTATCAATAAGTAAAAAAGGAGAACAAAAACAATGAAAATTGAAAAAGTAAACATAGCAGACCTAATAAGTCCAAGCTATAACCCAAGAGATATAACACCGGCAGAAATGGAAAAACTAAAAAACAGCATACAAGAATTTGACTACATAGACCCATTAATTGTTAATGATGTAAATATGCACATTATAGGTGGAAACCAAAGATTTGAAGCATTAAAACAATTAGGTTACAATGAAATTGAAGTTAGTTTTGTACATATTGAAGACCCAAACCGAGAAAAAGCATTAAATTTAAGATTAAATAAAATGAGTGGTGATTGGGATACCATTAAATTAAATGAAATACTGGAAGAATTAGAAATAAACCATTTCGACATTAGTTTAACCGGTTTTGATGAATTCGATGAGGAAATTGAATTTAAAAATTTGCTCGGTAAAATGGAATTTGATGAAACACCAAGACCAAAACCAAAAACAGAAGAAACTTATACAAATGAACAAATTGGTAATGCCGAAACATTATCTGATGAAGAAATTTTTAATGATGATGAAGAATTTGAAGAAACCGAACCAGCAAAACCATTAGGTTACTATAATATTACATTATTATTTGACACAGAAGAAGAAATGACCGAAGCATTTGATAAGCTGGTTGCTGACGGATATAATTGTAGGATGTCAAACTCATGAAGATTTTTCTTGCTGGTTCTGAACACCAATGCCTCCGACAATATGTTGAAAAACACAACATAAATCCAATAAATCATTTATTCAGTTATTTCTATATTAGAAAAAATAATATTTTAGGAAGCTACTTAAAATTTCGAGATAAATCAGAAAGGATTTTGATTGACAGTGGAGCACACACATTCCATACAGCGAAAAATGAAAACTTTTTAGAGTACACAAAAAACTACTGCAAATTTATAGAAGAAAATGATACAAAAAATGTTAATGGTTATTTTGAAATGGATATTGATAACAGAATTGGTTTTAAAAATGTTTTAAAATTAAGAAGACTAATTGAAGAGAGCACAGATAAGGTAATTCCGGTTTGGCACAAGAATCGTGGCTGGAAAAATTTTGAAAAAATGTGCAGAAATTATAATTATGTTTCAATATCTTGTCTTCCGATAGAGGGGATACCGGATAAAGATTTACACAAGTTTGTACGAGAAGCACATGATAATGATTGCAAAATACATGGTCTTGGAGGTACAAGAAAATATATACTTGAAAATGTTCCTTTTGATAGTGTGGACAGTGCAAGTTGGTTGTTTAGTGCAATAAATGGGAGATATTTATCAAAAAAAATTGATAGAGATAGTTTGTCATATTGTGAGAAATTAATTTTATTATGGTTTGAATGGAGAAAAAAACAGAGATTTTATGATAAATATTGGAGTGAGGGTAGAAGAAGATTTGATATATAAAAAAATAAAAGAAGCAATTTTTTTGTATTAAAATTAGAAAAGAACGATTATTTTTGTATTAAATTTTGAAAAGGAGGTGTTAAAATCTGAATTGTTTGAAATGATGAATAAAAGAAAATTTTAGAGTTAAATCTTAAAAAAAAGGATTTTTTTAGGTTTAAATTTAAAAAAGAATAAATATAAAACGAAAACGATAAAAAGTGATTTAAAAACAAAAATGAATAAAAATTTTTGTATTAAAACTCAAAATGTCGAAACCTTAACAGTTCTTTTCGACAAAAAACAAAACTACGAATTGGAGATTTAGAAAAAATGGTAAAATATAATTATAGTATAAAAAATGATTTAAAATTAGATTCAACACAAAAAAAAATAGTTTTGATAACAATATTTGCAGTGGCTGGTGTATTAAGTGATTTACTTGCAACAAAAGTCTGTACATGGGGATTATTCAGTATAGAATGTGGTTGTATATTATTCCCAGTATGTTATCTTGTTGCAGATGTTATTACAGAAGTTTATGGTGAAAAGACAATGCTGAAAACAGCATTGCTTGGAATGGCAATGAAAGTGATGATGGTAGTATGTGGTTTATTATGTATCATGATGCCTTATGACCCAGTAACATTCACAGCACAAGGTCATTTAGCATATGTGTTCGGTTTTGTTCCAAGAATAACATTTGCAAGTCTATGTGGATATATTGCTGGTCAATTCGTTAATGCAAGATTAATGACTGTTATTGGTAATTATACAAATGGTAAACATTTATTCCTCCGTACTATTGGTTCAACAATTGGTGGTGAAGCTGTTGATACTGTATTATTTATTGGAATTGCTTTTGTTGGTACAATGCCACCGGTAATGTTGCTGGGTTTCATATTTACACAGTATGTTATGAAAGTGGTTATTGAAACCGTATTGCAACCAGTAACTTATAAGGCGGTTGATTGGTGCAAAGGTAGTGATGATGGATTGGATTATAAACGGGAAGATTTAAGTCTTTAAATTATGATTTGGATAATCACTGTTCTCCAAAGGTATCACAGAGGCAGGTAATCTCTATAAATTAAGAAAACCTTTATATACTATGTCGAATAGATTATATATACAGAGAACGGTGATTATTATGAAAAATGAATTTTTTAATGACCAAATTGCAGAAATAGAAGATTTATGTGGAACTTTGACTGTTGAAGAAAAAGCAAAACTCGAAAAAGAATTTATCGCAAAATACAGCAAACTTGCAGAAGCAACCGGAGTGGCTGTTGATACAATTATTAACAATTATGAGTTAATGTTTGAATTAAATCAGTGGATTGATTATGATTTTGAAACTGCAAAGAAAATTGTAGTTTCAAATTAAATTTTTATTATTATGGTGGTTATTATGGATAAAGTTAAAAAATTCAGAAAAGTTTGCGAAGATTGTTCAGCAAGATTATGGAGTCATGAGATATTTGATGAAGATAATAATCTTGTAAGAGTTGATGTGGAAGATTATTCCAATGCAAAAAAGATAATGGGAGTTGCAGAAGAGTTAGGTTTCAGAAGAGAAGAATATTTTGAACACACTCATAATATTGCATTAGCTTTTGATGTTGGAAGTTTAAAAGAAAAATTTTTCCCACGAGTTGAATGGAAATTATTCTAATTATTTTTTTTTCAACAATTTTAAAAGTTACGAACACGAAAAAAAATGATAAAATGAGTACACATATAATATTTTATATGATATTTATAATAATAATCACTGTAAGTATGATATACGAAATAAAACTAATAAGAAATGATAAAAATGACTAAAAATAAATTATCTTGTTATGAACCGTTACCAAGAGAAGCATCGGATAGTTTTGAAAAATTTGTAATGTATCGAGATTTAAAACCACATGAACGAACCGTAAAAAAAGTATGTGAAATGATTTGCCAAGACAAAGAATTTGATAATAAACTGTTCAAAGCATTGCAAAGATTATGCACCAAGTGGTGCTGGATTGAAAGATGTAAAATATATGATGCTGACCAGCAATTAAAATTGGTGCAGAAAAGGGAAACCACATTTGATGAATTAGGAAATGTGTTACTGGATAATGTTGAAGGTTTGATAAAATATGCTAATAATTTATTGGGTGAAGTAATTAAAAATCCAGTTAAGGAAAATGGTGAACAGTACAGTCTTGTTACAAGAATTAAAATGACCAAAGATGTGTCCAGCTTATTAAAAGAAGCACATGAATTATTATGCAACCTATGTGGAAGACCAAGCAGTTATTCCAGTTACGAATTTGATGGTTTAATTGATGTTAATGCAACCGTAATTGAAGAAGAAACAGAAGAAGAGAAGTTGGAAAGATATGCAAATTACTTTAAACAGCTTGACAATACAAGAGAAAATACTATTGGCGAGTAAAGTATGTGATAACCGGTTCATACCACATACACCATTTTGGCAACAAGCACATTTCTTGGCTAATACAGATGAAGAGGGATTTTACGGTGGTCAAGCTGGTGGTGGCAAATCTGATGCATTGTTAATGGCTGGTTTAATGTACTGTGATTATTTGCCGGTGGATAATGACCAAGTGGATTATGCTGGTTTAATATTAAGGCGAACATTAGATGACCTTGAAATGCCAAATGCAATACTGGACAGAGCGAAACAATGGTTATTACCTTTTGAAGATAAAGGATTAGTACATTATAAAGATATTAAAAAGAAGTTTACTTTTTATAACGGTGCAACATTAACATTCAGATATTTGGCACATAATAATGATTTGAACAAATATCAAGGTGCTGAATTACAGTTTATTGGTTTTGATGAATTAACACAGTTTCCGGAAAACCAATACTTGTATTTGCATTCAAGGTTAAGGAAAACAGAGGATAACCCAATACCATTACGAATGCGAGGAGCAAGTAATCCCGGAGGTGTTGGTCATGACTGGGTAAAGAAACGGTTTATTAGTGCTGACAGCGAATGTAGTTATGTTCCAAGTGCTTATACTGATAATCCTTATTTAAACCATGAGGAATATGGAAAGCAATTAGACAAGCTTGATGAATTAACAAGACAGCAATTAAAGTATGGTAACTGGGATATTATATTGTCAAGTGGATTATTAATGGACTTGGAAACATACAACAGCAAACTAATCAATTACAATAGTTTCAAAGATTGGAAACCAGTATATTGCAGTATTGGTATTGACCCAGCATCAACCGGTAATGACCGTTTCAGCATGGCTTGTTTATGCTATTTTGACAATGGTAAATTAGTATTGGTGGATTTGGATAGTACAAAATCCAGCAAACCGGAACAACGATTAGTTAATTTCATTAAAAGAAATCAAAAGTATTTGCCAAGAGTTGTTAATTTTGAAAGAGAACAAGGCAGTTCAGCACATTACAGCTTGAAATACTGGCGAAATTTGTTAATGGATTTAAGTCAAAGCATGGGTTTCTATGTTACTGATACACCAGCAAGTAGCACTGGTAGTAAATACAATAGAGCATATCCGGTAGCATATCATATTCGTAATGGTACAATGTTTGTTAATAAAGATATTCCAGTTATTTATGATGATGGTGAAGCTTATAATCCGGTTAATGAGTATGGTTCACAGTTGGTGTATTTGCATCCGGATAAAGAGGTTATGAAAGATTTCAGAAGTCCGGACGAGTCTGATAGTGTTAGTTATGCTTTTGAAAAGTTGCAAGAGAGTATTAGTGGTTTGGCTTTGCAGTTCTGAAATTTGATGTGTTGGTTAAGCTCATCATACTATGTGTTTATATGAATTTCTCACTCATTTAAAGTTTATTCTCCTTTTCGAGTTAGGGTTTTACTTTCTCGATTATTATATTATTTGGTGTATGGTGGGCTTAACTAACATTCTTGTTTTATTTAATAGATATTGTTGGTTGATTTTATGGTGGTTTTCTTTTTTTTACTGGTGGAAATATAATTCTGTTTTTGTTGTATTTAATGTTTGGTTTTAGTTATGGTTGCTGGTTGATTTTTGTCTATTGTGTATTAGTTAATAATTTATATATTTATTTAAATTATTTATTTATTTTATATAATTATTTATATTATTATATGGAGGGTGTTACCTATTTTAATAATAATAACTATAAATAACTAAACAAATAT